TTCTAACGCGATCATAAGACTAGCATAAGGAGGCCTTCCTTATGGCATCAACCTGGGGCAATAATACTTGGGGCGCCAATACATGGCAATCTGAAGTAGTAGCTGTTTCTTTAACAGGTCTTTCTATAACCTCTGAATTAGGAGATGAATCAGCTTTTAACGTTGAAGGTTGGGGAAGACAAACTTGGGGTAACTCTGGATGGGGAGTTGAATATTCTGTTGAACCATCTGGTCTATCAATAACATCTTCAGTTGGAAGTGTTACAGCTTCACAACTAATACCTGTAGATGTTACGATGCCTCAACAAATGGATGCACTACAAGGAAGTGCAACAGCTGATGCAGAAACCATAGTTTCCCCAACAGGATTCTCTATAACTTCTTCTCTTGGAAATGCTGACGGATTTAACTTTGCTGGTTGGGGTAGACAAGCATGGGGTAATTCAGGATGGGGTGTCGCTTACACTGTAGAGGTTGGTGGAATATCCATATCATCATCTTTAGGAACTGTTGATGCAGGCGATATTCAGCAAGTAGAATTAACAGGTCAGTCTATAACTTCATCACTCGGAGAAATTTCTCCAGCAGATGTGGTTGGTATATCTTCACCTGGTGAAATAACATTGACTTTAGGTGAGATAACAAGTGTTGGAACCTTAGTTGGTTGGGGTAGAAATGGATGGGGCGAAGAACCTTATGGTTCCTCTGTAAATAACCTAGTAACTCCTACAGGTGTAAGTTCTAGCTTTAGTGTTGGATCAATAAGCCCTGCAGATGTTGTGGGATTAAGTGGTCAAGAGGCTACACCTAGCGTTGGTTCTATAGCTCCTGCAGATGTAATGGGACTAACTGGTCAAGAATCTACATTTAGTGTTGGTTCTTTAACAGCTTCTGATGCAATAGGAATATCAGGACAATCTATAACGTCATCTGTTGGATCTTTTGCCACAATATCAGATCAAATTGTAGGTTTAGAATCTCAATCTATTTCATCTTCTTTAGGATCTACCGTAGTAACATCTAATCCTATAGTCATACCTACAGGTATATCTTCTACAATGTCAGTAGGATCAATATCGCCTGCAGATGTTATGGGAATATCAGGGCAATCTATATCTTCTGCTGTAGGATCAATAACTCCTGCTGACATAATAGGTTTAGAGGGTCTCTCTGGCACTTTAACACTAGGAAATATAACAACAATTCCTATTTACGGAAATGTTGACACCGGCTCAAATAATACTTATAGTACACCGTCAACTGGATCGAATAATAGTTATTCAACTCCAAGCACAGGATCGAATGCTTCTTATAGCAATGTTTCCACTGGATCGGATGATAGTTATTCTGATGTTGCAACTGGATCTAATACAAGTTATAGTGACGTCGCATAGGAGAAAAATATGGCATCAACATACACCCCTTTGGGTATAGAAAAACAAGCAACAGGTGAAAACGCCGGTACTTGGGGTACGAAGACTAATACTAATTTAGAACTTATCGAACAATTAGCTGGTGGAACAACTTCACAAGCTGTATCAGATTCTGGAGATACAACTTTATCAGTTTCTGATGGTTCAACTGGTGCAACTCTTGCACACAGAGTTATAGAATTTACAGGATCTTTAACTGCATCTAGAAATGTAACAATACCTTTAGATGTACAACAACTTTATCTTTTAAAAAATGGAACTTCGGGTTCTCAAAACGTAGTATTTAAATATGTTACAGGATCAGGAACTAGTGCAACTATTTCAAATGGTAAAAGTATTTTAGCGTATGCTAAAGCAGATGATGGCACTAATCCTAATATTGTTGCTGTTGAATTTGGAGGCGATGTCGTAGATGACACATCCCCACAATTAGGCGGTAATTTAGATACTAATTCTTTTATGGTCGATTTTGATGATGATCATGGAATTAGAGATGAAAACGGTAACGAACAATTACAATTTCAAACAACAGCCTCTGCTGTTAACCATTTTGACATAACTAACGCTGCAACTGGTAATAGTCCTACTATTTCAGCTGTTGGTGGAGATACTAATATTGACCTTACTTTGGTGCCAAAAGGCTCGGGAGTTGGTAAATTAACTAATGCCAATGGTACTAGTTCAACACAAAAAATAACAACTGATGGAAAAGGTATTGTTTTTTCCATGATTTTCGGGTAGAAAACAAATAGGAGAAAAATATGGCTACACCAAATCTAGTTAATATAGCAACAATCACACCCAAAAACGCTATGGGTACTTTGGGCGATACTAACAGAACAACTATGATCGATGTTCCTGCAGACACTGCAGTTAGAATCGACACTATACTTTTAGCAAACGATGATGGGACAAACGCTGTTGATGCTACTGTAGAAATCAGTAACGATAACGGTTCAACTTACTTTAAAATTTTAAGTACAGTTTCCGTTCCAGCAGACTCAACTTTAAGCCTTATTGATACTCCGATTTATTTAGACGAAACTGATTTAATAGCTGTAACAGCAGGTGCAGCTAGTGATTTAGATTATCACGTTTCGTATGTTGAATTAGTAGATTAATGGAGGACTTAAATGCCAAAAATAATTAAACCAGCAACAGGTGCATTCACACTAGCATCTTTAAGTATTGACTCAGCAGGTAGAGTTTTTTCTGCTTCATCTGGAACTGCAGGTGGTGGAAACATGGTTCCTACTTTTCAACAGTATGGACCGGGATCAGGACCTGGAACTTATACTGCAGGTAATAATGCTAACTTCGTTGGTGCCTACTTAGTAGGTGCTGGAGGTGGTGGGCAAGGACCTAATAATGGTCAAGGTGGTCCTGGTGGTTTTGGATATTTTACAGCTCCAATTAGTCCACCTTTTTCAGGGCCTTATACACTTGGCACAGGTGGAGCTAGTACAAATGGAAACGGTACGGCAGGAACTGCAACTAATTTAACAAACATAGGAACGGCAAACGGTGGTGGCGGAGGAGCTTCATCTAGTACTGGAGCAGTTGGAAACTGCACTGCAGGACCTATTGGAACTTTAAGTACTATGAATTTTCAATCAAACACACCTGGAGACTATAACAGTGCCGATGGTGGACCTTACATTAACAATAGTGGTTTTGGTGTAGGCATGATGATGCTTAACCATGGAAACGCTCCAAGTAACGCTTTAGGTAATCAGTTAAGAAACGATCAAAATAAATTATTTATGGGTCAAGGATCTACTAGAGGAAACCCTAGAGGTGGATTTTTAGGTACAGGATTACACGGAGCAATTTTAATTTACGAAAACACAGGAAGTTAATTATGGCCAAATACGCAATTTGTTTACCAGACACACCAAATCATCCAGGATCATTATGTAAAGTAGTTGATGGTGGAGACGCAGAAATAATATCTACAATGGGCAATGATGGTTTAACAGCGTACAAAAAAATTGAAATTACAGATACAGAGTATTTAAACATAATTAAAGAAACACATACTTTTGAAAAGTATAATAGTGATGACACTTATGTAATTTACGATAATGCTGTAAATGATAATCATCACCCTGGAACTTTTACTAGAGAACAAATAGAAGACTGGATAGAGGGTGACATAAGCATTATTGATAGATGGCTTGTAGGAAAAATAGGTGAAAACCATAGCCAAAGATCGGTTTGGACAGGCTATAAACAAGATTTACAAAACATTGATTTGGATGCGTTAAATTTAACATACCCCACTAGTAAAACACCACAATGTCTAGTTGAAGACGCTGGTGGCACACCTAGAAATCCTGGTTTACAAGTACCTCTTAAAAAAGAATAATTCTTTACTTTTAATTATAAATAAGTATATTAACCTCTATGTTTAGAAAGCAAATAGAGTTTATATGTCATGAAGACTACGCTCATACAGAGCTAGAAAAACCTGAGCCTGTTAAAGCACATATTCCAGAGTGGTATAAAAAATTAGAGCATAATATGAAACGTTTAACTATTAAAGGTTGTATGCCTGTTTTAGATACACTGACAGCAGGTTATGTTTTAAAAATGCCTCAAGATTTATTTGTAGAATTTAATATAGATAAGATTCATCCTGAAACAGGTGAGGTAATGGTGGACGAAAAAACAGGAAAAAACATAAAAGATTTTAAATTTAGATTCGGTCTTTGCGAAGAAGATAGTATGATAGGTGCTAAAATGATGAACTTAAATGGAGGAAAAGCTCAAATTCATTATCAACATCAATTAGAAGGGTCTAGTTTTCTTAAAAAAAATAAAAATTTTGCTGTATTAAAAATATTAAATCCTTGGATTGTAAAAACACCTCCTGGATATTCTTGTTTGTTTGTGCCACCTTTAAATAACGCTGATGATAGGTTTGAAATTATTTCCGGTATAGTAGACACAGATAAATGGAATTTAGAAGTTAATTTTCCATTTGTAATAAATGGTGATAAATACGAAACTTTAACGACTACAATTAAAAGAGGCACTCCGTTTGCACAAGTCATACCTTTTAAAAGAGATAGTTGGAAAATGAAACTTGGAACTAAACTTGGAAAACAATCATTTAGAGATTATCTTTCTCATCAGCTTCAAATTATAAGATCGTATAAAGATAGAATATGGAGTAAAAAATCATGGAATTAAGAAATTATGTAAAAGTTTATGATGGTGTCATACCACCTCAAACGATGGGTAATATGATAAGATGGTTTAACACCTGTGATTTTAGATCAGGTGTGGTTGGAAGTAAGGGTGTTCTTGATAAGAATATAAGAAATGTTGAAACCAAACCATTAATTAATCTTGGAAAAAGTTTAACAGAGGCACACTGGTGTAATCTACTAAATAAATTTTTTTCTGAATCTATTATAACCTATGCAAAAGATACGAAAATAAGAGATTTAGGGGTTGGACAAATAAATTCAATAGAAGTTTTAAAATATGAAGTAGGTGGACACTATGATTTTCATGTGGATCATTTTGCTGCACAACCAAGAACTATGAGTATGATACTTCTTTGTAACAATGATTATGAGGGTGGAGAGTTAGGTTTTGCAAATCCTGACTTTACCGATGAATTAATAGTGCCAGTAAGGCCTAATAGATTAATAGTGTGGCCAAGTAATTTTTTATTTCCACACGGTGTAAAACCAATAACAAAAGGAACAAGGTATTCAGTAGTAGGATGGGCTCTTTAAAAAATAAAAAATATTGTTTTGTAGATAAGTTTTTAACATTAGAAGAAACAAAAATTCTTACTGATTATTGTAGATTAAAACATAGGTTTAACATGAGCGATTTTGCTAGTCCAACAGCTCAAAGTAATAATATGGACTCTCATTTTTATGCAGACCATGCGATGGAATCTTTAATGTTAAATAAAGTTAATCTTATGGAAAAGGTAACGGACCTTGAATTATTACCAACTTATTCTTTTTGGAGAATGTACACTAAGTTTGCAGATCTACCCGCACATAAAGATAGACCATCTTGTGAATACAGTGTTACAGTTTGCATAGGCTCTTGTGGAACTAAATGGCCTATCTACATGGATAAAAAACCTATAGATTTGAAACCAGGACAAGCTGTGGTATACAAGGGTTGTGAAATAACACACTCTAGAAAAGAGTTTCAAGGTGACTGGCAAGCTCAGGTTTTCTTACATTACGTTAATAAAAACGGACCTAACAGAGATTTTGTCAGAGACAAAAGACCTTTTTATGGAATGCCTACGACAAAAAACAATGGACAATTAAAATGATATTTAAACAAAAAGAAGATGGATCTTGTGATATAGAGTTCTCTTGGAAAGAGAGATGGTCTCTGTTTATAAGGGGTAAAATAATATTTGATTCTGTTGGTCTAAAACACTTTTCAAACATGTTGGTTAAAATGGTTAGTGATTGGCATCAAAGATTTGATGATAAAACTAAACAAATAATGACCCATGAATCAAAGGATCCGCCTAAAAAATAGGCTTTAAATCAAAAAAATTATAATATATAATCCTGTCGTCTAAATAGGATAACACAGCATGCTACAAAAAATAGGATTTGCACCTGGAATTAACAAACAAATTACAGCCACTACTGCTGAAGGGCAGTGGATAGATTGTGATAATGTTCGTTTTAGGTACGGTAGTCCTGAAAAAATCGGTGGTTGGAATCAATTAGGAACAGATCATCTAACCGGAGCCGGTAGAGGTCTTCATCATTTCGTAAATAGTTTAGGTAGAAAGTATGCGATCATAGGAACTAACAGAGTTTTATATGCATACTCAGGGGGTATATTCTATGACATACATCCTATTAAAAGCACAACTACACTTACAAGTGCGTTCAGCACAACTAATGGGTCAGCAGTTGTTACATTAACTTTTTCATCGAGTCACGGTATTAATCCTGGAGATATTATATTATTAGATAATTTCTCTACAATCACAAACTCTAATTTTGGTTCATCCGATTTTGATGACAAGAAATTTATGGTGACTACGACGCCAACAACTACAACTTTAACTATAACAATGCCTTCAAATGAGACAGGCTCAGGAGCCACTACATCTGGTGGTATAAGAGTACAACACTACTATCCTGTAGGCTCTGCTGTCCAAGAGAGAGGTTTTGGGTGGGGTCTAGGCTCT